TACTCAAGGAAGACACCATACCTTCTTTCCTTGAGATATTAGTAATCTATGTGCCTATGTCTGTTTACGGAACATGGCAGACAAGACGTTGGATATTCAGATGGCGAGAAGCTAACACCCATTACTACCTAAACCGTTGGAATAAATGTAAAGCTAAAATAGAAGGTGGATCACAAAGGGTACAAGAAGACCTTATGGTGTTTGGTAAAACGCTTGAAGGTTTGTTTATCGGACTATTCTCTGCGGTACTCGTACTATTTGCATTCATACCCATACTTTGGGAATTATCCGAAGGACTTCCTATCTGGAATGGTGAAATAATTGAAGGTTTTCTCGTATGGGTTGCATTGGCTATGTCATTAGGTGGTACTATCATAAGCTTCATCTTAGGGTGGTGGTTACCTAAACTAGAATACCGTAATCAAGTAGTAGAGGCTAAGTTCCGAAAACAACTAGTACATTCAGAAGATGACTTCAGCGCACGTTGTGTGCAGACGTTATTCCCAATGTTTTCTAGTATTAAGCGGAACTACTACCGCCTATTCAACTACTACATGGGCTTCGGTATCTGGCAGACAGCTTTCGGATTATGTCTGGGTAATATAGCTATGATTGCTATTGCACCGTCTTATTTCCAACAACTGATCACACTAGGTGTACTGAGTCAAGTATTAAACGCTTTCTCAAGAGTTGAAGGATCAATGACCTACTTTATAGATAGGTGGACCACTATTGTAGATTTCTGGGCAGTCATTCTACGTCTGACAGAGTTCAACAAAGCATTAGATATTGCGGAGGGTAAGTAACATGAATAGGACTTTCCTAAGATATTGGTTGCTAACCTTCCTAGTGATAGCAGCAGGTTCTCTGTTAATCTCCAGAGGTATCTTTGAGACCATAAAAGAAGCAGACGTAACAGGTATTTCTTTTGTAATACTTGGAATCTATTGCTCCTATGTAGTTATCATTGGATATGCGTCATTACGTCTAACTAACGCTAAGAATTACCTTAACGTTGGTTGGTTCGTAGCAGAAACAATGCTAGCTTTAGGGATGATAGGTACTGTCCTTGGTTTCATCCTAATGCTAGGTGATTCTATGGCTGAAATAGACATCAATGATGCCTCAAAGACCACAGAAGTCTTAGGTGCAATGGCAGCAGGTATGTCAACAGCACTCTACACGACAGCTATTGGCCTGATTTGCAGCACTCTCCTTAAAGTTAAACTAATAAACCTCGAGATAGGTATCAATCTAAGCGAAAAAAGCTTAAAGTGAGGTAACTTATGAATAGATTTAAGTCAAGCACAGCTTTTCAAGACCTATTATTCAACCTCTTATTAGGCTTTGTGTTCCTATTTATTGTTGCACTACTACTTATAAACCCTATAACTAAGAAGTCAGATGCCCCTAAGAAAGCCGAATTCCTAATTATGATGGAATGGGCAGATGACTCTAACAACGACATAGATCTGTGGGTGAAGTCACCTTCAGGTCTAGTCGCATCCTTTATAACTAAGAATGCAGGACTAATGCATCTGGAAAGAGATGATTTAGGTCATAAGAACGATACAATAGATGGTGTCACTCTCTCAACAAATGAAGAAACATTAACACTACGAGGTACCGAAGCTGGGGAATATCAAGTAATGTTCCATGTGTATCGTCAAGTTAATAAAGACGCAGACAACACAGTGAAAGCTAAGTTAATTAAAATAAACCCATTTGGTATTAAGCACGAAGTAATAGCTAACTACCTATATCAAAATCAACATGTAAGTTTATTCAGATTTACATTAGACCAGAATGGGAACGTGGTTAACATCAGCCAAACACCGAGTGACTTCATACCCAGCAAGAAGCACAGCCCTTAACGCAATGGAGGTAACTATGGATATAGGCACACTACTGCCAATACTGGGTGGTACATTCATACTAGTAGCTACTTGGGCGATCATAATATCCTCTAAAAAGAAGATAATTATGCTCTTATTAATACCCTTCTTATCTGCAACAGGTGTATACTCGTACCTCGCAATAAACGAAGTGCTAGGATACCCTGTGAATGAAGTAATGAGCAAGGATTCACAATATGTATATCACTTAGTGAATAAATCAAGAACTAAGATATTCATCTGGTCTATTCATGAAGATGATGACGAACCCAGAGCATACGAGATACCTTACAATAAAGAAGACGAAAAGAAGCTAGAAAACTCGAAGCAAAGGCAAAACCTGGGAATCCCTCAGATGATCAAAGGATCAGATAAAAAGGATGGTAATGACAAAATGCTTGACACCACCAAGGGATCTCTTAAACTTTATGATTACGATATGTCAAATGAAATAAGCAAATAAAGAGTTCAAGAGCATCCCCGAGGTGCTCTTAACTCTTTTATCCCTTTTTTAAATTAACCGACAAAAGAAATGTATTTTGCGCAACCGGAGGTCAAATGGATACCAAAGCTCTTGAGAGGCAAGAGGGAGGCTCACACTACCATCAACTAGCACTACAACCTATAGAGTTCATACATATGAACCAAATACCATTCTGCGAAGCTAACGTAATTAAATATATTTGTCGATGGCGGCAAAAGAACGGTAAACAAGATTTACTCAAAGCAAAACACTACATCGATTTACTAATACAATTAGAGGAACTATAATGAAAGCAATAACATTGCTAACTGGAAACGGATGCCCTGCTTGCAAAACTCTTAAACAAAGGCTAGCCTCTGAAGGATTACTTGATAAGGTAATAGAGTTGAATGTACACGAAAGCCCATCAGGTCGTTCAATGATGAACTCCTTAGGCGTTCGGAGTATACCCGTATTAGCTGATACATCCCAAGGTAAACCCAAGACTTTGATAGGTTCTAATCAATCGATAGAGGTCTACAAGGAATTTATTCTATGATAGAAATACTCGACTTAACCGCAAGTATTATTTGGCTAGGCTGCGCATTAGGCGTGTTCTCAGCCATAGTACTGTTTGCACTGAGCCCTATGTATGCCATGTGGGCTGAGAACAAATACCACATAGATTTAGAAAGCGAACTATACAAACAAATAACAGAAGCTGTAGAAGAAGCCGTGGCTGAAGGTCACACCATCAACGTCCAAATCACTATTGGGGGATCTAAAAGTGAAGAACCAGAAGAAGAAGAAGTCTGCTAGTAGCAACTCATTAGGCTTACAGCCATTCTCTTTACACCAATCACACTATATTGAATGTATTGATGATTACACTTGCACAATCGCAGATGGATTAGCAGGGTCAGGTAAGACGTATATAGCAGCCTCTAAGGCCGCACAGATGCTGATTGATAATAAAGACTCCCGAGTTATCCTGACAAGATCCGCAAGGTCGGACTCCCCTACTATTGGTTTCTTGCCCGGTGAGCTAGCCGATAAGATGGCACCTTGGGTGACCCCCTTCACAGAAGTTATGAAGAAACACTTAAAGGGTGTGTATGATAAGTACGAGAAGGAAGGTCGCATCGAAGTTGTACCTTTCGAATTCATTCAAGGTCGATCATTCAGTGATTGTTTCGTAATACTTGACGAGGCACAGCATACAGAACCCTTTGAGATTGAAACCTTCCTAAAACGAGTAGGTGAGCGTACTAAGGTAGTAATCTGTGGTGATGTACATCAAGCTAGGAACGGAGAACGATCAGGACTAGCTCACCTTATTAAACTACTTGACAATACTTTCGTCGAAGAATTCAAGAACAATATAGGTTACGTCAAGTTTGATAACCCAGATGATATAATTCGTAGTGAATTCTGTCGAGAAATAACCAAAGGATATGACAGGCTGCGTACAGCCAGTGGAGTATGATATGCACTTTACAACTGAACAATGGCTTAAAGCTGTGATCGTAAGTGAAAAGAACGGGAGGGTTATGCTTCTCCAGTACCTTCTTGATTCAGAAGAAATTGAAAGACTTGCTACTAATATAGATGCACTAGTCGAGATGAAATGTAGTGAGCAACTAGACCTAACCAAATAACAGAAAGGAAGGACATGAATAAATCTAATGAAATACTCTCCGAAATAACAGTCTTTGGAAAGTATGCTAAATATATCCCAGAAGTATCTCGTCGTGAAACTTGGGCTGAATTGGTTACTCGGAATAAAGAAATGCATCAACGTAAGTACCCTAAGCTTAAGGGTGAGATCGAAGAAGTATATAAGTCTGTGTATGATAAGAAGGTATTACCCTCAATGCGATCTCTTCAATTTGGAGGAGCACCTATAGAGCTAGCACCTAATCGCATATACAACTGTGCTTATCTTCCAATCTCTGAAGTAGAAGCATTCAGTGAGACCATGTTCTTACTACTAGGTGGTACTGGCGTTGGCTACTCGGTACAACGACATCACATACGTCAGCTGCCAGAACTACGAGGACCTAAGAAACGTAAGCGTAGGTTCCTTGTATCTGACAACATAGAGGGGTGGGCTGATGCTGTTAAAGTTCTTATGGAGTCTTATTTTAATGGGCTTATGGATGTTGAGTTCGACTTTCGTGATATTCGCCCTAAAGGCGCTCGACTCATTACTACAGGAGGGAAAGCACCCGGACCTCAACCACTTAAGGACTGCATCCATAATCTGCGTTCTGTTCTTGATACAGCTATCGGTAGGAAGCTTTCTACTCTGGAAGTACATGATATGATGTGTTTCATTGCTGATGCAGTGCTCACTGGTGGTATTCGTCGTGCTGCTATGATTGCCCTGTTCAGTATGGATGACAACGATATGTTAGGCTGTAAGTATGGTCAGTGGTGGGAAGAGAACCCTCAACGAGGACGCTCTAACAACTCTGCTGTGATGTTACGGCACAAGATAACAGCCGAAGGGTTTAAGTCCCTATGGAAACGTGTGGAGCTCTCCGGGTCAGGTGAACCTGGAGTATACTTTTCAAACGACAAGGATTGGGGGACTAATCCGTGCTGCGAGATCGCATTACGCCCCTATCAATTTTGTAATTTATGTGAGTTAAATGTCTCAGATATAGAATCACAGGAGGATTTAAATGAACGATCTAAAGCAGCAGCTTTTATTGGAACGTTACAGGCAGGGTACACAGACTTCCACTACCTACGGGATTGCTGGCGAGAAACTACAGAGAAAGAAGCGCTCATCGGTGTGGGCCAAACAGGCATCGGATCAGGTGAGATTCTTAAATATAGTCTTAAAGAAGCAGCTGAGGTCATTAAGAAAGAAAACATCCGAGTTGCAAAAGCACTAGGTATTAACTCTGCTGCCCGATGTACTACTGTTAAACCATCAGGGACTTCTTCCTGTGTGCTTGGAACCAGCTCTGGTATCCATGCATGGCATAACGACTACTACATTCGTCGACAACGTATCAATAAGAATGAGGCACTCTATAACTACTTCGCAGCTAACCACCCCGAGTTAGTCGAAGATGAGTACTTTAACCCCCAAGTAACTGCTGTGATAGAGATTCCACAGAAGGCACCTGAGGGATCCATACTACGCACTGAAAGCCCTGTTGATCTACTTGATAGGGTACGTAGGTTTAACACTGAATGGGTCGCAGAGGGGCATATAGAAGGCCAGAACACACACAACGTCTCCTGTACTATCTCTGTACGTGATGACGAGTGGGAACTGGTAGGTGAATGGATGTGGAAGAACCGCCACACCTTCAATGGTATCTCTGTCTTACCCTATGATGGCGGTACATACACCCAAGCTCCCTTTGAAGACATCACAAAAGAGAAGTACGACATGATGGTTAACTCATTGACTACTATCGATCTTACAAATGTGGTAGAATCAGCAGACGAAACTGACCTATCAGGTGAGGCAGCGTGTGCAGGTGGGGCTTGCGAAGTAACTTTTTAAGAGGACAATGAGGTGAAACCAGATACGGAGCCCTTTAAATACAGACTAAGATACCCTCTCAGGTATCGATTGAAAAAGCTTAAAGACGGATCAGTTGTTATGCAAGGTCTGTCTCACTTCAAAGATGACAAACTAAACGAATGGACTGAATGGGAAGATATAGAAACAGTTGATGAAGCTGGCCTACCCTACGAAGTCTAACCCTTAATTGACCTGAGCAAGTGTCCCTAAACTGCTCACAGAGGACTATGAAATGAAACTTATATTTGATCTAGAAACAAACGGATTTATCCCTGCAGTAAACAAGATATGGATGCTGGTCATGCAAGACATAGACACGGAGGAAGTTTTCTCTTACTCCGACTATGATAATGACCTTCCACCCCTCCAAGAAGGGCTCCAGAAGCTCTCAGAAGCCACGCTAATAGCTGGTCATAACATTATTGGATATGACCTACCAGTGCTGAAAAGGCTTCTACAGTGGGAGCCTACGAGCTCTCAGAGGGTATGGGATACATTCATAATGTCTCAACTTTGCATGTTCCAACGCTCTCATAGGCATGGTCTTGCAGGTTGGGGTGAGTTCTTTGAGTACCCTAAGGGTGACTTCAAAGCATTCGATGAGTACAGTAAAGAGATGCTGGAGTATTGTATCCAAGACGTGACACTGAATACTAAAGTATACAAACGATTGGCTAAAGAAGCATCTATTCAGATAAAAGCTGACCCACTATTCAAGCAAGCGCTGCAACTAGAGCATGACTTTGCGGCTATTAATGCAGAGATATCTCAGAAGGGCTGGTCATTCAACATGAAAGCTGCTAAGAAGCTTCAGCGTGACCTCTCATGGCGAATGCAAGCCATCGAAGATGAGCTAGAGCCCACTCTGGGTGAAGTATGTGTGATGAAAGGGACAAAGGAGGTAGACAAACTTGTCAAAAAGAACGGAGAATACTACAAATCAGTCACAGATTGGTTCAATATGGGCGCTGGAACCAAGGCATCTCAAGGATATGTTTCTGGTCCGTACTCAAGGGTTGCGTTCAGTGAAGTACGCCTCGGTCAACTCGCAGAAGTAAAGAAATATCTCTATGATCTTGGCTGGAAACCTGATGATTGGACTGTTAAGAAGATAAATGGTAAGTGGATCAAGCAATCACCTAAGTTAACAGAGAGTTCACTAGAGCCTCTGGGTCTTGTAGGTACTATGATTGGCGACTACTACATGATGCGTAACAGACTAGCAATGGTTGAAAGCTGGATTGAAATGGTAGGTGAGTGGGGCGATGGTCGACTTCACGGAGATATGTTCACCATAGGTACCCCTAGTTTCCGATGCAGACACAGAGGCATTGTCAATATCCCTGGAGTGAAGGCTCCTTATGGGAAGGACCTAAGGTCTTTGCTGACTTGTGAGAAGGGAACTAAGTTGGTTGGTGCTGACTCTGCTGGTAATCAGTTCAGAGGTCTGGCTCACTACATGAAAGATGATAGCTTTACTGCTTCAGTCATCACAGGAAAAGAAGAAGATGGTACAGATGCGCACTCACGTAACGCAGATATACTGGGTATCTCACGACCAAAAGCTAAGAACTTTATCTATGCTTACCTCTTTGGTGCTGGCGTTGCTAAGCTTGGCGAAGTGATCACTGGTATAAAATCTGCTAAGGTAGGAAAGGAAGCTGATGCTAAGTTTAAAGCAGCATTTCCTAAGCTTAAAGAACTCAAGGATAATCTTTCAGACGAGTACAATCGTAATAAAATGAAGACAGGTATTGGGTTCATCAAGGGAGCTGATGGTCGACGAATCATTGTAAGCTCTGAACATCAACTATTAAACTACTTGCTCCAAACACTAGAAGGAATCACCTGTAAGTCTGCTCTTGTATATCAGTACAAGAAGATTAAGGAACTAGATCTGAAGGATACATATCCGATCTTATTCTATCATGACGAGACTGCATGGGTGACACCTGTTGAACACTCTAAGACTGTTCTTGACATCTCGGTTGCGGGATTCAAAGAGGGACCAAAGTCTGTTGGTGTCACATGTATGGACGGTGATGGGAAGATCGGTATTAATTATGCAGAAATCCACTAATGATCATTGTATCAAGTGCAGTTGTAAACTAGTTATTGGGGTCAACATAACTCAGAATCAAGTTAAACACCGTAAATACACATGTAAGACTTGTCATAACAAGAAGCAGAGAGATAACTATGCTAAGGTGTATAGAAAACCAAGGGCCAGAGGAGGCAGTCATTGTATTAGATGTAGATGTGTTCTTGAGGTAGGGGTGAACATCAACGAGAACCGCTTTAAGAAATCTGACTATAAGTGTGCGGATTGCCGTAGGACGTATGATAGAGAGAGACACTATATCAGAAGGGTAGGCACTCCCGAGGCGAAAGCCAAGGAGAGAGCAAGACAGATGAAGTGGAAGAAAGATAACAAAGGGTACGTCAACTACATAAACAAATTAAGGGAAGCTCGGAAGAAAGAAAGGACACCTAAATGGGCTGACCTTGATGCTATCAGGCTAATCTATGAGGAGTGTGCAGAACTAATAGCAGAGCATGGACCTAGGTCATACCATGTGGACCACATCGTACCCCTCCAAGGGAAAACTGTTAGTGGTTTACATGTTGAGAATAATTTACAGATACTTAAGTCATCTGATAATTTAACAAAGAGTAATAAATATGTTCAACAATAACGATGCAGTGCAGGAGATGTTCAGCAGAGACTGTTCAGATAAAGAGTTAGAGTTTGATAAGTGTTTCATAGATGCTGACTCTATTATTTATCGTATAGCTTTCACAACAGACTCTGTGACTCAAGCAAAGAGTGCTTTCGACATAGCAATCCAAGGTATAATGAGGGATACCTTCAGCATACAAGGGTTCGTTGCAGTCAAAGGCAAGGGTAACTTCCGGTACGATATAGCAGAGGACTATAAGGGACACCGTAAACAAGGGGATGAAGACCCCAAGGTAGCCGAGCGGAGATCAGCAGTGTACGAGTACGCATGGGACTCAGGGTGCTTTGCATCTGATAACTGTGAAGCTGATGATGTTGTATCTATCTGGGCTCAAGAAGCTTATGAAGCTGGAGAGACTTTCATCATAGCTCATATTGATAAAGATATTGATATGGTTCCGGGATGGCACTACAACTTCAATAAGAAAGAAACCTACTTCATTGATGCAGATGAAGGTCATTACAAGCTATGCCTTCAGATACTGACAGGGGATTCCACTGATAACATACATGGACTCAAGGGTATAGGCCCTAAGAAAGCTGCAAAGATACTCGAAGGTGTTGCAACTGAGGATATGTTACAGGCTGTGGCTGACGCATGGAGATCGCATCACCCCCGAGATTGGAAAGATAAGATGGAGATATGTTTCAACCTACTTTACATGAGACGTCACTGGGATGAGTTTAAAAGGCTAACACTGGAAGAGGTGTTTGTGGATGGCTGATAACATAGGACACTGGAATTATGAAGGTGAAGACTTTGACCCGGATGATTATTTCGGATTCGTATATCTCATTAGCATTCGGAATTCTGATGGGAGTTACACTAGGTACATTGGCAAGAAGCAATTCCATGCCTATGTCAAACGTAAACGAGGAAAGCAGACTAAGTGGAGGGAGTACACAAGTAGCTCAAAGCACCTCAATGATTTGCTTGAGCGAACGGGAGGAACTGGCACATCGTATGAGATCCTCCAGCTCTTTGAAACTAGAGGTGGCCTTGTTGCTGGAGAGTGCAAAGTCCAGTGGTACCTTGACGTCCTCACAGAAAAAGGAGATGATGATGTCCCTCTATACTATAATAGACAGATTGGTGCGGTTAAATTCATACCCAAAGAAGCAATAACTGACGAAACAAAGGCAAGATTAGATGATCTATACAGAAGCGGAAGAGTACTTATCCAAGGACGAGGAGAAGGGGAAGAAGCAACGGAGACTACAGGCAAAGAAGTCAGCTAAAACAAAGCGCAAGTACCTTAAGAGTGTCAAAGAAGATAGGTGGCAGTGATGGCAGATAAGTTTATAGGGCATTACCCATGCCCTTATTGCAAATCAGATGACAACGTTGGTATGTACTCTAATGGAGTTGGTAAGTGTTATGGCTGTGGAAAGACAGTCTTCCAAGACCAAGTCGATGAATCCTATATATCCCCAAGACAAAGCTCACAACCGGAGAAAGACATGAGCAAAGAAACCCTTCAAGAAATAGTTAACTTCGATGTACGTGGAGTGCAAGAGCGAGGATTGACACGAACAGCATGTGACTTCTATGACATGCGAGTATCCTATGGTGAGTCTGGCAGTATTGAGGCCCACTTCTACCCGTATACTGTCAAAGGAAAAGTAGTAGGTTACAAGCGCAGAGGATTACCTAAGAGCTTCAGTGTTATTGGCGATGTTAAATCCAGTGGACTTGAACTGTTTGGTCAATCCAAGTTCCAACCTGGGGGTAACAAGTTAATCATAACTGAGGGTGAGCTAGATGCTATAGCTGTCCAGCAAGCAATGCTCTCACACTACAACAGGACATACCCTGTGGTATCCCTTCCATCGTCTTCTAATATGAAGATACTGGTAGCCAACAGGGATTGGATACGATCCTTCAAGGAAGTTATCCTTATGTTCGACAAGGATGACGCAGGAGACAAGGCTGTTGCTGAAGCTGCTAAGATCATTGGCTGGGATAAGACTAAGGTTGCACACCTTTCAGCTAATGACCCATGTGAAGTCTTGCAGAAAGATATTAAAGAGTTAGTCTTTGCATCTTTCAATGCACGTAAGTATACCCCTGCATCTATTGTAAGGGGTGAGGCTATATGGGAAGCATACTTAGAACG